TTGCTTCAGAACGATTTCGACTGTTAATTGTGTCATCTGCCAGTCTCAGATTTTCTATGCGGTTGTCCGTTTTCTTGCGATTGATGTGATCAATATGCTTCGGAGGTTCGTAGCCATAGGTCATTTGCCAAGCAACTCTATGAGCATATCTGACACGACCACTATGATGAAAAACAATATATCCTGTTTTGCTCAAACAACCTATTGGATTGGTTGGATTCTTGACTCGATAAAACTCACCTGTTTTGGGGTTATAGATCAAGTCGCTAAAATCAATCTTGCTCATGCTGTTGCTCCTTTAAAGCAATGGTTTGAGAAGTGGCGGCTCAGTGTTGGTAGCACTGGGCCGTTGCGCTATTATAGGATCGTATTATGGTAAACGCTAACCAACTACAAAGACTGAAAATCGGCTCAGAATGGGTCGATCCTTTGAATGAGACATTTGAGCGTTTTGGGATTCTCTCTGCCAGACAACAGGCAGGGTTTATCGGTCAATGTTCCCATGAATGTGGAAACTTCAAAATCCTTGAGGAGAATCTAAACTACCGTGCTGCCACACTTATGAAGCTATGGCCCAAAAGGTTCCCTACCCAAGAAATTGCCAATGCCTACGAGAAAAACCCTAAAAAGATTGCCAACATGGTTTACTCGAACCGCATGGGCAATCGTGACGAAGCCTCTGGTGATGGTTATCGCTTTCGCGGTCGTGGCTGCATTCAGCTTACAGGGCACAGTAACTACTTCCACGCTTCACAAGCTCTGGGAGTCGATTTTGTTATGGACCCCGATCTTGTCGGAACGCCTAAGTATGCTGCACTGACCGGCGGTTGGTTTTGGTCAACTCACAAATGCAACGAATTGTCAGAGGTACAAGATTGGATTGGTCTAACCAAGAAAATTAACGGGGGCACGATTGGGCTTGCTGACCGGATCAAACACATCAACGAAGCGCACGATGTGCTTCAGACGTAAACGTCAATCCTAGAACCCAGGCTTTTCCAATACTTGTATTCCTCAGTCTGTGTTTGCTTATCCAACACTTCAGCAACCTTGTTTTGAACGATTTGTTCACGGTTGATTTGCTTCTCTTTGATCTGTACTTGAGAAGGCATCGGGTGAAGTGTTGAATAAGCGATTTTCACATCAGACCTGCGAACGGATTTTGTAGATTGACCCAGGCTTTTCCTGTCCTGATTCTACACACTACCGACCTATTCACTCCATACTTCGCAGCGATCACCCTTGACGAACCTTCTGAGTATCGGATTTCGTCAGCCATTTCCTGCGTTAATTTGGCGACTGTGGCTCTCTTATGTATCTGGATTTTTAAACGCCTTGTGGGGCTTTTTACAGCGTTTTTGGCGGCTTTCTTCATGTGTTGTTTAGGATCGTTGTAACCTGTGTGTTCTGGATTCACGCACAGTTTATTTCCGCACTTTGCAAAATAGTATCCTTCTTTTACTTTTGAACCAAGAAGATCAAGAAACACTCTGCGAACAGCAGTAATCTTTCCTTTGTGGTAAACGCTAGGTGTTCCGTTTTCACAGTATCCAGTCCACTCCCAACAGTCTCCGTCTTCAATCGTTCTTTCTTTTAGAGTTGTAGTCGTGTGAATCTTTTGTTGTTTCATACCAAGCTAATATGTAAAGAATGACGGACAGGGCAATGATTAGCCCTATCACTAAAATGCCGATGATGAGTGCCAAGTTAATCTTGTAAGTCCTGAATCATTTTTTGATGATGATCTGGGACTAACTTACTGATTTTCAGATAAAGATTGTGGTCAGAATCGAAAGTTATATCGTCCTCACCATCGAAGATGTTGATGTCGTAATCGTCTGCCAATCCCACATCAGGATCGCCTCGCTCAAACGTATAAAACACATCAACAGGACCGTCATCTGATTCATACTCAAAACTTCCGGTGGAATATTGCACTGCGTCACTTCGTTTCATACTGTCCACTCCCTCTCGTTACGACCTTTTGAAGATTTGACAATGTTTCCTGTGAGTTTGACAAGACCCATCTTCTGAAGCTCTGGAAGACGCCTGGAAACCGCAGAACTCTCCAGACCAAGGCGAGAGGCAATCCCGTCCTTTCCCATCGGTCCGTGAGTTGATAGGCAATCCACAATCATGGCGAAGTGTTTGTTTGGATTGACTTGTTCAGCAGCCTCAAAAGAGGTGACTGGATCGGTGGATCGTGCGCGTTTAAAAAGGTCAAAAAGTTTCATTGCTACTCCTTTAAAGTTGGTCGGGATTTACCTAAGTATTCTGTCTTCAGGCATATCTGCTACCAGATTGCAATCTGTACAGGGAATGATGACGAGTCATTAGGTCTTTGCTTTTCAATTCGTTTATCCCGGTGCTGTTACAGCTTCCGAAAGTAGCGTAGAGCGACTACGCATCATTTGTTAAGTTTACTCGGTTTTTTGCTTTTCTGGAACTGCATTCAATGTTTCTTGTGCAGCTTTTTGTTGCCCAATTTTTTGAAGCAACAGGAAAGCCCCTGACTTCGTGGGAAGTTCTCCCAAGACGTTCATCAAGAACACGATTTGGTTTTCTTCAAGTTCAAGTTTCATTTTCACTCCTTATACCTTGTTTTCATCAAGACGATGATCTCCACACCAATCTGTCATGTAGACAACTGGATAGCCGTTCATTGTTGGTGCATGACGGCGGCAGCGACCAAGTTCATGCTGACCAGTATGACTTAAATGATTGGTTGGTTCTTTCTTGACAAACCAAATGCAGGTCTTGCAACGCATACCGGAAGACCGATGAATCCAAGGGTCAGCAGATTGCTTTGCTTTTTCTTTTAGGATGTTGTCTAATTTTTCGTTATGAGATTTTATTCTTTCATTCATCTCAACATATGGAGATACTTCTTCACGTTCAATCATAATTTCTCCTTAAAAAGGTACGGATTCGTCATCGTCCTCAAGTTTCGGCAAGCCTTCATATTCAGGCTTTTCCTTATTCTCTGGACGCTTCAAGATTGTCATTTCGCTACAAATTATTGAAGTTGAATTGATCTCCACTCCTTTCTTGTTTAGGTACTTTTCGTATTTGATTGTTCCCTCGACATAGACGAGTGCTCCCTTCTTCATGTACTGACCAACAATGTCAGCCAGCTTATCAAAGAAGGTCAGACGATGCCACTCTGTGCTTTCGATCAGATCGCCGTTCTTGTCTTTCCTGCGCGAGGTAGTGGCTAGGGTTGCGTTTGCAATCGGTTTACCTGCCGCGCTATAACGCACTTCAGGGTCTTGACCGACATTGCCTACCAAGTGAACTTTACATACGCTTGCCATTTTTTTCCTTAATCTCATTGAGTTTTTGAATCATACTTTCCAGGTCTTTTAAGAATGTCCTAACCTCATCCTCCATTTGTTTGATTTTTTCTTCGTCACGATGCAACCTCTTGACGAACAACTGAAGTCCCTCTGGTGCTCGATCATCGAAACAGACGTAATCACACCACTGGCGACCCGTGACGCACATCTGCCACATCATTTGAGCCTGATGGTCTGGGTCAATCCTGTCATTCAGAATCGAATCCAGGTGATTGTGAATCTCTTTACACTTGATCTCGATGAGACCGTGTTCTCCCACGAGACCATCAGGTGAGCATCCCGCCATCGGAATAGTCGGATGCTCGACCCAAGCGACTTGTTCGACTGAGGTGAGGTTTTCTGCTTCGTAGGCTGCTCGGGCGATTGGCTCAATTTCTGTTCCTCGTTGCATTGCGACTGTGGTGAAAAACTCTGTTGGTTGTCCAGTCATCCGTTCGCAAAGAAGTTGAGCCATGTACTTAGCCCGACTTGCTGAAGCGCCTGACTTTGTTTTAGCCAACAGGTCTGCCATGCGGGAGGCACTCACCTTGCCTACCTTGAGTAACTTCCATGCTTCGCTGCCTTGTTCAATCATTTGCAAGGCTCCTTACTAATTCTTTTTCTTGTTCGTCAGTCAGATCAAAGTCACGGCGCAACTTGTCTGTGGTGTAGTTTCCAAGTTTGATTTGTTGAATAGCTTTAGTAAGTCTGCTATTGTCAATCTTGTTTTTCTTGATTTCATACGAATCTTTTTCAGAATCATTGCCATCAACCGGAATTGCAAAAGCCTGGAAACAAGCGTATTTGTAAGCCGCTGACATGGCTTTGTTAGTTGCTTTATCTCCGCTATCCATTGCCTCGCCAAACGTGCGTACAACGTGCTTAGAGCCATCTTCTACGGCAACAAAGTCAAACTCTGCCTCTACGGTGACATAGAAAAGCTGGCTACCTTTTGCCGAGGTTCTTTCGGTTGATGTGCGAGAGATCATTCGAGGAAGAATGCAAAGACCACGTACAGCGATCAATGGAGCAATCGCGTTATAAACGTCATCAATGCCACGGAATTTGTATCCAGAGCCTTGTGAGTTTGTGTGATTTTTGCTGATGCCAATCTTGGCTAATTCGCCTTGGACTGCGTTGATTGCTTGATAAACTTTCATTACTACTCCTTAGGTTAAGTTATCAATCTGCTTCTTCAATGCTGTCACTTCAGCTTTGTGGTCTTCAGATTGAAATTGCATCATAGTACAAATTTCACGGATTTTCTGCTCTAACATTCCTACTCGATAAGCAAGACGATCTTCTGCCTGTCCTTCACGATAGTGAATGTCTGAGGTTTGCTTGATTGAATTGATAATATATTCTGGATTCATTTTCTCTCCACTTGTTTAGACAATAACCAACGACTACCCAAGGAACGCACAGAACGAACCCAGGCGCGCTGATTGTGGCGATTCTGTTCTCTGGGTATGTAGTCAACATTAAAGAGCCTACGGACTGTTTTAAGGGCTTGTGTGTTCATGCTTCCCCCGTTGCTTTGGCGATGGCGGCGCGAGCTTTCTTCATCGCGTTTCCGCGAGAAAAATCGTCAAGCCACGGATTGCTGATTGCTTCAAGCGCCGCCAGCAGATCAGGCGCGGCGGCGATTAGGCGAGCGTTGGCTTCAGTGTCGGCGTGAGCGATACAGCCGTTGTCTTTGCTGGTGTAGTCGCCTTTGACGATGTAGGTCTGCCCGTTATGAATTGATGGCCACGTTTTCCACGGCGCCGGTGTGTGTTTACTCATGGTTGTCCTCCTTTTGCCTTGGCGATTGCGGCGTCTATACGCTCTAGAAGATTTTGTCCAACGCTGTATGGCTGAATGAAATTTGCAGCTTCTACCAGCATTTCCAGCAGATCAGGCGCGGCGGCGATCAGGCGGGCGTTGGCCTGCGTGACAGCTTTGTCTTCTTCGTCAGGATGGAAGCCGCACGATTGAATCGTGTGCGTTACGTGAAAATGCCCAGCTTTGATTGACGTGCCGTCCCATTCTTCAGACACGTGCCACGGCCCAGGTGTGTGTTTGCTCATTCTTAACCCCTCCATGCCAACATGACACCGATGGCGATCATGGAAAGGATTGTGATGATTGCTGAGACTGTTTCTTTCATTTGCTACTCCTTGTTAAAACCTGTTAAGGTGAGAGAATCTTAACGCACAACTTAACACTTTCCGTAGGTACTTTCCCTAATCCCGACTGATTTGTTAAGGTTACAATGTTAAGGCTGGTCAGAAACAGGGTTAGCGCCTGGTGGCTCAATGTGTCAAATTTCAACCACCACTCTGCTTTATGAGGCTGACCAGCACTAAGGAAAACCATGAATTTGCAAAAAGCCATTGAAATCGCTGGATCAAAGAGTAAACTTGCGACCCTTCTCGGGGTTTCCAGGGCTGCTGTTACTCAGTGGGACGAACTTCCTGAGAAGCGTGTTCAACAACTCAAAGGTATCAACGAATGGCAAACGCATTTCAGTGGCGAACAGGCGAACAATCAATCGCAGTCGAACTCCAGCGCCAGCGAGACAAGTCCACAATGACCACGGTTCGCAAGGACGATCAGAACAAAGAAGAAACAATCACCAAGTTCAGAAAGTCAATCACGATTCTTCCGTCAGTACATCGTTTACCAAGCAAGGCAAAGATATGAAAAAACTCATCGCCGTTTACCTAACAGTCCTGGCATCAACTGCATGGGCTTGCACCACTCACACGGTTGTCTCCGGTGGTCGCATCGTCACTTGTACGACCTGCTGTTACGGAAGTAATTGCACAACCAACTGTTTTTGATGTAAACTATAAAAAAGACGCTTGGCGGCGTTTCTCAGTAGGGTTACACATGGAGTCTGCTGGTACTGAGCCAGTCCGCCAACACCGAAAGGTGAGACTCCAGGTGTAGCCCTTTTTTTTTGGCAATGTATGAGAATAAAAAACTGGTCGCAGTTTCAACATTTCAAGGATAGGCGACCCCCTTGGATAAAGTTGTATAGAGACATTCTTGACGATATTGAATGGCACTCTCTTGATCCACAATCAAGCAAAGTCTTAGTTATGTGCTGGTTAATTGCCAGCGAGAACGAAGGTCGATTGCCTGATATGAAAACACTGGCATTTAGACTAAGAATGTCAGAAAATAATACTTCCGAATCAATTATCAAGCTGTCTCACTGGCTGGAACAAGATGATATCGGAGTGATATCAGAGCGATATCAAGATGATCTACCAGAGACAGAGAGAGAGACAGAGACAGAGACAAAGAAGAAGGTCGCTGTCGCTCCTGTTTCTATTCCTGGTTGGATGCCAACAGACACTTGGTATGCTTTTCTTCAAATGCGAAAGCGCATAAAAAAGCCTGCAACAGATTATGCGGTTCAGTTGTTGATTGCAAAGCTAGACAAATTCCGTCAGGCTGGTCATGACGTTCAGGCAATTTTGGAGAAATCAATCACTAGCGGATGGCAGGATGTATTTGAGCCTAAGGAGTCTGTCAACAAATCTTTTGCCCAACAAGCTGCCGACATAGCGAGAGTCACAGTCCCTGGAAAACAAGAGCGCGATCCTGCGTTGATAAAGTTAGACCAGGACAAAATGCTTACCAAGCCTCCGTCATTGGAGACACTTCAAAAATTAGCATTGTTGAGGGCAAAATGACCAAGACTGAAGCACACAACCTTTTGGACATGGTGAAAAATGGAATCCTCATCGAATCGCACCGGATCAGAAAAGCACTCATCCTCACCGGAGACATTCCCCACATACTTGGAAGACCTCGAAAACAGGTTGGTGGAGCACTATGCGAGGATGGCAATCAACCACATCGAACATTCTCGATACATGGTGAAGATTTTTCAGAAAGACTTTCCTGACTTGGGGAAGAAAGTAGCAAAGAGACTAGGAGAACTGAATGAACAGAGATGAAATTATCCGCATGGCGCGAGAGGCTGGGCTACCGGCTTTTCTTTATCCCGAATTGATCGTGGAAACGGACTGGAAACTAATTGAACGCTTTGCCGCCCTTGTCGCATCCGCTGAACGTGAGGAGTGTGCTGCAATGTTTGCAGACGAAGATTATCTGTTTGAGGGTAGACATATCGCCGCCGCCATTAGAGCAAGAGGTAATCAATGAGATACGCAGCAAGGGTTGACGCCAATCAGGATCAGATCGTTTCAGCACTCCGAGCCGCTGGCGCTTATGTCTGGATCATTGGTCTACCTGTTGACCTTTTAGTAGGGTACAAAGGGCACACATTCTTGGTTGAGGTAAAAAACGGCTC